AATACTAGTCAAAATCTTTTAATTTCTACACAAGAAGATGGTTGGCATGGAACAAGTCCTGTTGTTATTGGTGATACAACAAAACTTTATAGTGGAAATGGAGTTAAGTACTATATTGATAGTTCTGAAGTAACTTATACAGCATATTTAAGTGCTTATAATGGTGCAAGTGCAAGAGAAATTAGATTTACTGTACCAGTAGACGCACCAGCAGCACTCTATACATTTGCATATACAACTGCAGGTCATGGTGTTAGAACTGTTCAGGATGGATATGCACTTGGAGATTTAGTACAGGATAATATTTGGGATAATTCTGATCTTTGGTTAAGTACTGAATCTTATGCAATACATGAAACAGTTAAGAATGCTAGTGATATAATTTACGAAGCAACTGCTGCTATTAGTAGTGGTGGTAGTCAACCTGTACATACAAGTGGTACTACAAGTAATTGGAAATATATTGGACCTAAAGGTAGTTTAGATGCTTATAATGGTAGGTTTGCTGTAACTCCTGAGTATCCAAATGGAACTTATGCTTACTTTATGACTCAGGATAGTTCAGG